ATGCAAACCGTTATTTTTGGTCGTTCGGGTTGCCCTTACTGTGTGCGTGCAAAAGATCTGGCTGAGAAATTGAGCAATGAACGCGATGATTTTCAGTATCAGTATGTAGATATTCGTGCGGAAGGGATCACTAAAGAAGATCTACAACAAAAGGCAGGTAAACCCGTAGAAACCGTGCCGCAGATTTTTGTCGATCAGCAACATATCGGCGGCTATACCGATTTTGCTGCATGGGTGAAAGAAAATCTGGACGCCTGATCGTCTGACAAGCCCTCGCGTTGAGGGCTTTACTGATTTTTTCTGTGCTGTGGTTTAAACAAACTACTGATAAATAAGAAACACAGTGCCCCCAGCGCACACCAGAACACCGCGCTTAGTAACCATGCCAGCTCTTGCCAGAATGAGCGCGTCGGTGAAAAAAACAGCCGCATAATGAGCATCGAACAGGGTGCCGCCAGCATTGCGCCAAACAGAGGTTTCAGGACTTCTCTACGCTGTGAAAAGAAGCTGGCGACTGCTCCAGGAAGAATGAAAAATAGCAAGCCGATTTCAGGATGCCCGGCAGCCCGAAAAGCGCCTTTCATGTGCGTCGCCAGAAAAAGGCACACCACAATGAAGAGGACAAAACAGCAGATTGCCCCCGCCCAACGTTGTTTATGTTTCACTCGTTCCTCCTGACACTGCGTCTATCGAACACATTTTTCGCCAGTGTGGCGTTCAGTAAGATAAAGCCGCTTCGCATTCCATGCTAATATAGGCCAACGCAATTCATATAGCCGTTGATACCTAATGTGATTACACTAGTAAAATATATTGTTACTTTACTATCGTTTAGGTGCGCTGAATGAATCTGCGCCCTGAATTCTGGTAAAAAACATTATCGTAAATTACCATTTCTTTCAACAGCTTACTAGTAAACAAGAAGTTAGCCTCCGTGAATATAAACGTCGCCGAATTGTTAAATGGGAATTACATTCTGTTATTATTTGTGGTCCTCGCGCTTGGGCTATGTCTCGGAAAGTTACGACTTGGTTCGATCCAACTGGGTAATTCCATTGGCGTTTTAGTCGTATCGCTGTTATTAGGCCAACAACATTTCAGCATTAACACCGATGCGCTTAATCTTGGCTTTATGCTGTTTATTTTCTGCGTCGGGGTCGAAGCCGGACCGAACTTTTTTTCCATTTTTTTTCGCGATGGGAAAAATTACCTAATGTTAGCACTGGTGATGGTTGGCAGTGCGCTGGTGATCGCCTTAGGGTTAGGTAAGCTGTTTGGCTGGGATATTGGCCTGACGGCCGGTATGTTAGCAGGCTCTATGACGTCGACACCGGTTCTGGTCGGTGCTGGCGATACACTGCGTCATTCCGGCATGGAAAGCAGGCAGCTCTCACTGGCACTGGATAATCTGAGCCTCGGGTATGCCTTAACCTATTTAATCGGTCTGGTGAGTTTGATTGTTGGTGCGCGTTACTTGCCGAAATTGCAGCATCAGGACTTACAGACCAGCGCCCAGCAAATCGCCCGCGAACGTGGCCTGGACACTGATGCCAACCGTAAGGTTTATTTACCGGTGATCCGCGCCTATCGCGTCGGCCCGGAACTGGTGGCCTGGACCGACGGCAAAAATCTGCGTGAACTGGGTATTTATCGACAAACCGGCTGCTACATTGAACGTATTCGACGTAACGGGATTCTGGCAAATCCAGACGGTGATGCCGTGCTACAAATGGGCGATGAAATAGCGTTGGTAGGCTATCCCGACGCCCATGCCCGACTCGATCCCAGCTTCCGTAACGGTAAAGAAGTTTTCGATCGTGACCTTCTCGACATGCGTATCGTCACTGAAGAAGTGGTCGTTAAAAACCATAACGCTGTAGGTAAACGTCTCGCACAACTGAAGTTGACCGATCACGGTTGCTTCCTTAACCGCGTCATTCGTAGCCAGATTGAGATGCCGATAGATGACAACGTCGTGCTTAACAAAGGTGACGTTTTACAAGTCAGCGGCGATGCCCGCCGCGTAAAAACCATCGCCGATCGCATCGGCTTTATCTCGATTCACAGCCAGGTCACTGACCTGCTGGCATTCTGCGCCTTCTTTGTTATTGGGCTGATGATCGGGATGATCACCTTCCAGTTCAGCACATTCAGTTTCGGCATGGGGAACGCTGCCGGGTTGTTATTCGCCGGAATTATGCTGGGCTTTATGCGTGCTAACCACCCGACCTTCGGTTACATTCCGCAGGGTGCATTAAGCATGGTGAAAGAGTTCGGCTTGATGGTGTTTATGGCAGGCGTTGGTCTGAGCGCCGGTAGCGGTATTAATAACGGCCTGGGCGCGATTGGCGGTCAGATGTTGATTGCCGGATTGATTGTCAGTCTGGTGCCCGTGGTTATCTGTTTCTTGTTCGGTGCTTATGTATTGCGAATGAACCGCGCGCTGTTGTTCGGCGCAATGATGGGCGCACGTACCTGCGCGCCGGCAATGGAGATCATCAGTGATACAGCTCGCAGTAACATCCCGGCGCTGGGCTATGCGGGCACCTATGCAATCGCCAACGTCCTGCTGACGCTGGCAGGGACAATCATCGTCATGGTATGGCCAGGATTAGGATAAAACTGAAGTTGCCCTGAAAATGAAATTTTTTTGCACAACCGCAGAACTTTTCCGCAGGGCATCAGTCTTAATTAGTGCCACTGCTTTTCTTTGATGTCCCCATTTTGTGGAGCCCATCAACCCCGCCATTTCGGTTCAAGGTTGATGGGTTTTTTGTTGCCTGAAATTTATGCCTTTTAAAATCATGATGTTAGAAGCACTGTTTTTTAACGATGGCGACAAAATGGCGGCAGCGTCAAAGAGAGAGCGCCACCTGTCCTGATTTCATTGGATGCGGCTGAACCGGATTAGACTCTTTTGGCGTTGCAATTGAACGAACAAAAGTTTCATGGGTAACAAAAGTATGGCTGCAGTTAATGTTCTGGCACTGGTTGTAACGCTCTTTGGTCAATGAAGATACCTGAAAACTGCTGCGAGTATGGGCGGCACTTCCACACAGTGGGCAAATCATCATTTTTCGAGTTCTCCCCATTTTTGCTAAATTCACAATAATGATACCGCATTATTCCATTTTGCAAACTTAAAAGTTCTCCATTGCGAAGAATCATTCCATTTCGAAATCATCAATCCTCACTTCAAGCTCCAGACTGGTCGTAAAACCGTTATCCGGGCTGACGGTATGCGTCAGAGTCGTAATGGTCCATTCCGCATCATCTATCGGCTGTTTAAAGCCACTGACTTTCACTGGCATTTCCGTGTAGAGATCTGCCCTCCCTTCCGCCAGTTGTAGCGAGAATGACGCAACGCCGCGTTGCAGGCGTTCCCACTGCATTTTCGCTGCCCGTTCGGCGTTACTCCGATTAGCATAGGTGCGATTAAGTACCAACACGTTTTCATCCGTACCCACCAGGTAATCGCCCTGCTTCGCTTCCGGCTCTTTCTTCTGCTTCTTAGTCCTGCGCTTACGCTTCACCGTGGTGCTTTCTTTCTTCGCGGGTTCGTGGGTATGCAACCAGCTGGCAATTACGCCCGTGTAAGCTCCGCGATCTGCCATGGTAAAGCGGTGACTGTCGCCGTCCTTACGTGTGATAGTGATAACCGGTAGTGGTTTACCACTGGCGCTTTTACCCTGCCCCTGTCGGATGAATAACAGATTGCCATTTTTCACCGACGCAATAGCACCGTACTGGCGCGCCAGCCGCATCAGAAAACTGCCGTCACTCTCATTGGTCTGGTCTATATGTTCCACGGGTTTATCTGACAGGTCTTTACCCAATGCCATCTTCAGTTTGTGCCGCGCAGCTATTTCCTTCACCACTTCCCCAACGGTGGTCTTGTGCCACGACTTTTCACGGCGGGTATTCAGCGTTTCACGAAAATCAGCACTTCGCGCCCGGATAGTCAGGCGGTCCGGTGCGCCAGTGTGTTCAATCTCGTCCACCGTGAATGCCCCTTTCGGGAAAAGCGGCTGCCCCTTCCAGCCCAGCGCCAGCGTAATGACCGCACCACGGCGCGGCAGCACGATTTTTCCATCGGCGTCGTCCAGCTCCAGATCAAGCTGGTCCGCTTCAAATCCCCGGTTATCCGTCAGCGTCAGCCCCATCAGGCGGTTGTCCAGCACAGTGGTGATATCCCTGCCTTCAATACTGATGCTGAATGCCGGAGTTTTGTTGCCTTTGTTAAGCAGTTCAGAGCTGAAATTCACGACAGAAGCCCTCCCACCGTTTTACTGATATCGCTTAAGGCAGATGTTGCCGTTCCCTGCAGATTATTCAGCTGCGCACTGAGATCACCGAACATATCGGACAGGGATTCATCCACCCGTTTGAGCGACAGGGTGAACTCAATCCGGCGCGGCATACCGTCGCGGAAAAACTCCGTTTTAGTCTGATTCAGTCCCTCAATCACATACATGCCATAAATCGTGCCGCTGCCTTCAATCAGGGGCCATGCTTTCCCCTGTTCTGCCATCTGCTCCAGTGTCAGCAACGACAGCCTGCCACCTGTTATCTCCGGCATAAGAACACCAGAAAGCGTCAGCATGTCGTTGTCCGGTCCCAGAAACTGCGTGGACGGACGACGGTTTACCCGGCTGTTTGCCGCATGTCGCCAGCTGCGTTGATACTGCAGTTCCTGATACGGAACGGTGCGCAGCATAAACACGTACAATCCCAGCACCATCATCATGCGTCGTATCCCCCCTGATCGCTGTAGTTACTCCTGGCTTTTGCCTTCAGCCTGCGTTCACGTTCATCAAGCTGGCGGGCCACCTCCCGCGCAATATCCTGCGCACTTTGTCCTGGCTGCGTCTGAATGATGATCTGCGTCGGTGCCTCAATCCGTTGAACGGGCGGCACAGTGGCTGCACGACTCACCATCGCTTCGCCGCCTTTCGCGGGAAGTGCCAAAGGATGTAACGGTGGAAGCTCTGCTGGCGCGGCAGCAACACCCATCATTCCGGCGACAACGGCAGCCAGTGCAGCTGTATTTCTCCGGCTGGTTACGTTTGCCGGGCCGTTAACAATTTCCGGCCCGTTTTCACCGACGATGCCAAACTGCCCGCGCGGGATATAGCCGCCGCTGTCATACATCCCCGCAAAGCCATATCCCCATGACGGAAAACCACCCGATGGCATCATCACTTTACCGTCTGTATTCACCGTCGCAGGTTGCTGACGCGTCACACTTTCCGGTAGTTTCGCCTTTGCGGCCTCTTTACTGACAACGCCGAGTTTCTCCAGCAACCAGGAAACGCCGGATTTCAGGGAGTCCAGCGGATGCATGACCATATTCAGCCCTTCCGCCAGTGCCTCCCCGAATCGCCGCCCCATTGCCGCTGCACTCTGCAGTTCGGCAGAGGTCGACTTAACGGGCGTCAGCAGATCAGTAAACCAGCCCCAGAGCGCCTGCACTTTGTCGCCAATCCACTGAAACACAGGCTTAAGTGGTTCGAATGCTGCACTGACGGGACCTGCCGCCGCTTTGAATCCTTCCACCACGCCACCAAGAAATGCGGTGATGGGTTGCCAGTATTTCCAGACAACCAGCGCCACGCCCGCCAGTGCAGTAACCACAAGACCTATCGGACTGAGCAGAGCACCTAACAGACCAGATACGGCATACAGGGCAACGCGCAGCATCGCCAGTGGACCAGATGCCAGTACTCGCAGCACCGTGCCTGCGGCGACCAGTCCACCGCGCAGTACCGCCAGAGGATTCATAAACATCACAGCAACAGCACGTAAACCGGATAATCCAGACCGCAAAAGTGCAACCGGCGCACCTGCTACAGTTTTCATGACATTTCCCGTCAGTGATGCCGTGCGGCGCAAAGATGACAACGGTGCAGTAAGTAAACCCGCAGCGTTGCCCGATGAAGCAAGCCCGCGTCGCAGCAGTATCAGTGGTGCGCCAGCTAACCAGGACAACGCGCTGCTGGTTCGAGTTACTGCTGCCGTAACGGAAGGTAACGTTTTGATACCCAGCACAGAGAATCCCAGACGGATCACTGCCAGCGGCCCCAGCACTGCAGCCAGCGCCACCGCTAAGGTGCCGAGGCCGACAGTAACCGCAGCCACAACAGCCGCTGCTTTCATCAGTGTGCCTGTCAGTTCCGGGTTAGCTTCCACCCAGCGGCGCAACGCCCCCGTGATGCTTTTCACCGTGTACAGAATATCCATCAGCGGCTGGCGCAGCGTTTCGCCCAGGCTGCTGAAGGTGTTCTGCGCTCCGGTTTTGACCAGCAACCACTGAGCAGAAAGTGAGTCTTTGTTGATGTCGGATTCTTTCTGCATGGAACCGAGCGCATCATTGCCCGCTGTCAGTTTTAGCTGGCGCTGCAGTTCCGGAAGGTTGTTTGCCAGTTTCGCCGCGTCATCACCAAACTCTTTACCAAACAACATGGTCATGGCAGACAGACGCTTGTCCTGCGGCAGTGCGTTCACCTTCTCCAGCACGCGCTGGATGGTTCCCATCGCATCCTTCGTCATCTGCTTTTCAATCACTTCAGGATTGAGTTTCAGCAGATTCATCCCTTCAAAGAAACTCTTGCTTTGCATGGTGGCAATGGACAATTCACGCACCATCGCGTTTGCTGCACTGGCTGCAACCTCTGGCGCAGCGCCCAGTGTCAGGAAGGTGGAACCCAGCGCCGCCGCTTTACGATAATCCAGACGATCAGCCACACCGCCCAGGCGTTGCATGACATCAATGATGTCTGCACCTTTCGACATGGCGTTATCATCCAGATAATTCAGCGCATCACCGAGCTGTTCAATATTGCGGGTAGGGATTTTGTAGAGCTGGGCGATTTTCCCCAGACTTTCTGACAGTTCATCCGCTGGCAGCTCAAAGGCTGTTGCCGCCTTTGCTGCCGTACTGGCGAAGGCCAGCAGGTCACGTTTCTGGTCTTCCCAGCTGTCGTCAGGGTTTGCGACGTTCATGCGCGCACCACCTTCAACCAGTGCAGCGAAATCCACCGCACCGTTTTCCATCGGCAATTGTTCGCTGGCAGCCTTGATGGCATCCTGCATTTCATAAAAACGTGCAGTGCGGTTGCCATTATCGTCACGCAGACCATTGACCTGCTTTGCCACACCTTTCATGGCATCTTCCATGCTGGTATAGCTTTTTACTGCCGCCATCACTGGTGCGCCCATTGCCAGCCCTGCAGCCGTGGTGGTGGCTCCGGCACCTGCAATCCGATCCCTTACTTCAAGACGCCTGGCGTAAGCCCCTCGGGCGGCGTGCATTTTTCGCTGTTGCTCCCCGACACGTCGTAACCTCGCTTCCTGCTCAGAAAGCTGCCTGTTATAACGCATCGTTTCACGGGTAATGCGGGCCGTCGCACTGGCACCATCATTAGCTGAAATACCAGCACGATAAAGTTCTGCACGCACAAGCGCCGTCTGCTGCTGCAGCTTTTTCTGGCGTTCTTCCAGGCGCTGAACAGCCAGCCGTTGACGGCCCAGAGCAACAACCTGACGTTGCGAAGGCGGCCCCATCGCTCCCAGTTCCTGACTGAGCAAATTTGCACGCTGGCGGGCATAGCTCAGCCTGTCGCCTAATTTCTGATTTTCTGCCTGCAGCTTTCGGAAGCTGTCCAGACTGCTCCCGGCCTGATCAAGCTGCTTTATTGCATCGCGGGATTTTTTGACAGCAGCAGCCAGTTCTCTTGAACTGGCCTGCGCAGATCGAAATGGGCGGGTGAGCTTGTCAACCGCATTAAGAATGACCTGCAGACGCAGGTTATTGTCACTCATGGCTGGCCCCACTTCTCTGAATCGCTTTATACCGCCATTCCAGCACTTCGGTCAGCGGCATAACGTCAGTAACGGATGGCGGCCAGTGAAAAATGGTGGCGATATCTGCCACCAGATCGTCAACCGTCAGGCTGTCGGTAAACCGGCAAGCACCGACTTCTTCAACAAAAAAGTGACAACCTCAACCGACATGGCTGTGAGATCTGCCGGGTCCATCTCTGCGATTTCCTGTGCAGTCAGTGCCGGACTGGAGATGCGGGGGATCACGGTCATCATCGCGTTCACATCCATATCCATAATGGCCTGCAGGCGTGTGCCGCGCAGCGCACCGGACTGCGGTTTACGCAACACAATTTCGGTAATTTCTGTTTTACCGCGCATGATGGGGGTATCCAGTTGAATGGTCTTTTCAGTCTGTTTATCGCTCATTTTGTTGTCCTGTAAATTAGGTTCTGGCGCGGCATTCCGCGCCGTTCAGATACATCAGAGGCCGAGGGCGTTGCGGTGCGCTTCCATCAGGTCCACACCGTCCACAATTTCCACCATGTTGATAAGGTCCACTTCATAGAGCACCTCACCATTGATGGTCAGCTTCGCGTAGCTGTTGGTACTGGTCACTTTGGTGGTGTTGCTTTCGCCCGTCTTCCACTCGCCGGAATCCACTTCTTTGTGACGTCCACGCACGACAAGCTCCACGGCCTGCACTTCCCCGGTATCGTCACGCTGGATAGAGCCGGTAAAGCGCAGCTGGATGCCATCCACCGTGGATTTGCCCATCTGCTTAAACAGCAGCAGTTCAGTACCACCAATGGAAAATTCTGTATCCAGTGCACTGTCATCCAGTCCCAGATCCACATCCACTGCACCCGGCATTCCGCCGCCGCGATACTTCTCATATTTGCGGGTGAATTTCGGCAGCGTCAGCGACTCAACGATCCCCTGCCAGTTGTTCCCGTCGTTAAACAGGTTCAGATGTTTTAATTTGCGTGGTAAAGCCATGTTGTCCCCTTACGCGCTGACCTGGCTGGCGAAATTCACCAGGTACTGATCGGTGATGCGCTGGCGCAGCATCAGATTTTCAAGTGGCGGCACTGGCGTGTAGTCATAGTCGATGGTGAGTTTTCCGGCTTTCAGCGTGTCTTTGTCGTTCACCGACTCATCCAGCCAGCAATCACCACCAATGAGATAGCCCTGACTGACCAGGCTGCGCATTTTGGCGCGGATACCTTCGATAATGTCGCGGGCCAGCGACGGGTTAAGCGGTTTATCCACCGCCCACATGTGTGCTTCTGCCATCGTGTCCATCAGCACCTGCGCCGTGCGGGTGTAGTTTTCGAAGGCAAAGAGCGGGTCATCACTCAGGCAGCGGGAACCCCAGAAGCGGAAACCGTCTTTACGCACAAGCGTGGTGACGTCGTTCTGGTTCAGCAGACCTGCATCGGTTGCCGGGTCCTGCAGATCCCAGAACACATCAGCAGAAATTCCGGTGACACCGTTCACGCCCACGTTGGACAGGCTTTTGTGCCATCCAGTCTGCTCATCAATTTTGGCGCGCAGACCAAGCGCACGGGCGGTGGCATATGCCGTTGCTTCGGCATTCAGCACCGTGTCCCAGCCAGTAAAGTCAGGCCAGATCAGCATCCCTTCGCGCTGGCTGAAGTTTTCGCGGTAAGTGATCGCCTCCTGTATCGTCTTGCAGCCATACGCTGACAGGTAAGCAAACCCACGCAGGCTTTGCGCCACGCTCAGCAACTCAGTAGCAACGGCTTTGTTATCGTGACCTGGCACGCCGAGAATGCGCGGTTTAACGCCGAGCTGTGCCTGTGCAGATAACAGGGCTTTCATGCCAGTTTTTTTACCTTCAGCGGTCACTGCGCCGATGATATTGGTCGTGGTTTCTTCTTCCGTTTCACCCTGCGGCACACGCACAACAACGGTCACGGGTTTTGCCTGGTCAGAGATGGCATCCAGCGAACGGGCCAGCGTGCCGGACTCACCCGCTTTACCGCTGGCGGTAAGCACATCAGTGATCAGTACAGGTTTATTAAGAGGAAACATTTTTGCATCGGCATCATCGCCCGTGCAGACCATGCCCACGATGGCGGTGCTCACCGTGGTAATGGATCGGGTGCCTTCGTTGACTTCAACAACGCGCACCCCGTGGTGGTAATCCTGAGCCATAGTGGCGAACCTCCTGATTGGATTAGGCTTCGCCCTATGTTGAAGTGATTGTGCCTGACAAACAGCTAAGCGCAGTTGTACCGTTATTCACACAAAATGACGGTATTTGTCTGCTTGCAGGGATAATCAAAATTATGCTGAGTCAGGGGGATTCATTGCTCTTATTTGCCGGAAATTTTCTATAAATGGTAGAAACGCCTACATCAAAAATCAGTGCAATACGCTGTCTTGATTCTCCGGCCTCGAGTAAACGTCCAATCTGTGCCCACTGTTCAGTGGTCAACTTAGGACGGCGTCCACCTACTCTGCCTTTAGCACGAGCTGCAGCCAGCCCTGCCTTGGTACGTTCAACTATCAGTTCGCGTTCCATTTCAGCCAGGGCACCCATGACATGAAAAAAGAAACGGCCCATTGGGGTACTGGTATCAATACTGTCAGTCAGGCTTCGGAAATTCACACCACGCTGGCGCAACTCTTCTATCAGCGTAACAAGATGCCGCATACTGTGCCCCAACCTGTCCAGCTTCCAGACAACCAGCGTGTCTCCTGCCGATAGTGTCCTGAGCAGTTTTTTCAGCCCCGGTCTGTCGGACTTAGTGCCACTGATTTTATCCTCAAAAATCCGCTCACATCCCGCGCAGTTCAGCGCATTGCGTTGCAAATCGGTGTTCTGGTCATTTGTTGACACGCGTACATATCCAATAAGCATGATCATCCCCCTGAATAGAAACCGGAAATGATGCCAGTTAGCCGTTATCTCTTCATTTTCTTAAACGTTGGTTTGGGAGAAGCGGCGAAAAGGGATGTGGGCACAGGAGATAATCAGATACCGGATATGGGAGCATTCGCTTCTGGTTCGGGATGGTTCAGGCTACCAGGTGGATATATTGTTCAGTTTGGCACTTTTGCAGGAAACACGACCCGCTTTATCAGTGGACACTTCCCTATACCATTCCCTAATCAGCCGATGGTTTCAGTCAGTGTTATGTCTGATGCCGTTCAGTCAGACCCGTCGATTCCTGCCCCGCAGGTTTTGTCTGTAAATTTTGAACATATCAGTAATTCAGCGTGGCGTGTGGCAACCAGTGATATCTCACAGCAATACAGATTCAGTTATATTTCGATAGGATGGTAGAAATGCAGAAATATATTTTCAGTGCCGATAAAAATGCGTTTTTCCCTGTGGAGCTTAAAATCGCTTATCAGGAATCCGGCGAATGGCCCGATGATGGAATCAAAATTGACGACACTGTTGCTGCCGAATTTATGAAGGAAGCACCAGAAGGAAAATACAGAGGTGTCATCGACGGAATGCCTGCATGGATTGATATTCCACCGCCAACTCATGAGGAACAAATTGCCGCAGCCGAATTGGAAAAGCAGCAATTGATTAATCAGGTCAACGAATACATAAACAGTAAGCAATGGCCTGGTAAAGCGGCGATTGGTCGCCTGAAAGGTGAGGAACTGGCGCAATATAATTTGTGGCTGGATTATCTGGACGCACTAGAACTGGTCGATACTTCCGGTGCGCCAGATATTGAATGGCCTACGCCTCCGGCAGTTCAGGCCAGATGACATCCGGCGCGGTTCTGGTATCTGTTGCCGTCACCGCATCAATGTAATCCAGCACAGCGTTTAGACGGGTTGTTTCTGCCTGCGTCAGCTTCCGTCCGGCCTGTAATTTCAGTTGAATCAGACTGATGGAAGCCATTGCTGCATCAATCAGTGACTGGCGCTGTGCTTCTGCCGCTTCTACTGCGGCGCTATGCTGTGCCTCAGTATTCGTCACCCATTTCTCACCATCCCATTTATCATATGGCGTTAACGGGGCGATAGTGGTTGTATTTTCAGGGTAATCACCCAGAGCTGTGATTTCTTTCGATTCTCCTGTTTCGGTGCTATAGATGATTTCACCGCGATGGTCTGGCACATATTCCCATGAGTTAAAATCTGCAGAACGGCAGATTGCATAACCAGCTTTATGTGTAACTGGTGCATCTAAACAAGAACATGCCGGGATGCCGACGCCAACCGCAAGATATTCAGTTGATGTGGAAAGATATTCCCGCGTCTTGCTGTCGTAGTTGTATATGACGACTTCACCCGCGACAGTCGCCAGTAGGGCCTCATTCAGTGTGACTGTATTCATGGTATCCTCGCGCATTATGCCGCCCTCACGATGTAGTTGAATGCAATATTACGAGGTCTGTTTTCTGTCGCTGTAGGAACAACTCTTGAGACATCCAAATTAGCGTAAATATGACGATCTGTCATAGAAACTGATGACTTACCTGTAGATTCAGCTTTTATCACAACGGAATCATACATTCCCTCATCATTCCCAAAAAATGCACCAGAGCCATTGCCAAAAAAATACAGTGCTGATATTTCATGCCTTGCACCAATTGTCCCCGTGATATTTCTGATTGCATCTCCCTGAGAGTTCAATATAGTTCGGCCCGAATCAACTCCACGCCCGTCATCCCAGCCGCGAATAAATTCACCGCGTAAATCAGGCAATTTATTGGTCGGGTAAGCCTTTGCCAGTTCCGGGTATTCTTCAGCAGAAAAAGCTGCACCGTTGCATTTCAGCCAGCCTGTTGGCGGAGTGGCTGAGGGCCACGGAACAGGCACCCCAACAGGTAATGCAGAGCCTTCTCCCAAACCAAGGTATGCGAGAAGACCAGCTACATCCTTTCCACTCAAATTAGTCAGCGTATTGTCCAGCGGTTGTTTACCTGCCAGTGCATTAAGCATTGTCGTGGCAAAGTTCGGGTCATTCCCCAGCGCCGCCGCCAGTTCGTTCAGTGTATCCAGTGCCGCAGGTGCAGAACCCACCATTGCCGCAATCGCCGATTTCACAAAAGCCGTAGTGGCAATCTGTGTATTGTTGACCGACTGTGCCGCCGTGGGGGCTGTTGGCGTTCCGGTGAGTGCCGGACTCGACAACGGTGCTTTTAGTGCCAGCACATTGTTAATGGTGGTACTGAAATTCGGATCATTGTTAATGGCTGCGGCTATTTCTTTCAGCGTGTCCAGCGTGGCTGGCGCACCATTAATAAGGGCCGTCAGTGCCGCCTGTACAAACGCGGTGGTCGCAAGCTGCGTGGTATTATTCCCCGCCGCTGGCGTTGGCGCTTTGGGGGTTCCGGTAAACGTTGGACTTTCTTTGGGTGCATACTGTGAATGCGGGTCCGGCGCGGCAAGATGTTTTGCCATCAGGTCATCCACGTACACCTTCAGCTCCAGTGCCTTGTCATCCACATACTTGCGGGTTGCCAGCACTACAGCAGGGTCGATTTTCAGGGTGATATTGTCCGTGCTGCTGGTAATCAGCACCATGCGCACGGTCTGGGTACGCCCGCTGCCTTCAGCCAGTTGCGGCTTATAGCTTTCCGGGCAGTTGCCCACGGCAATCAATGCCCCAGACTCATCAAACAGACCCACTTCACGTATCCACCAACCACCCTCATTTTCAGGGATCACCTGTTCAGCAATAATCTGGCTGCTGTTCTGCGGGTCGATATAGAGCATATTCAGCGCAGCCCGGCGTTTCTCATTTACCAGTGCCGTCTGCTTTGCGTCCGGCGTCGGCAATGCTCCGCCGCCATCGCCCACCGCCATATGGGTAATTTTTAGCGGCACACCGAGCGCGGCGGCGCTGGCAAGTTTCGCCGCGCCAATATCCGTCAGCAGGGTATAAAATTTTGTGCTCATGGATTCACTCTCATTGTGTCAATAACATGGACCGCCCCGCCTTCATGCGCGGTGCCGCCGGAAATAATTGTTTCGTTGATATACGGATAGATCGTGATTTCTTCGCCAAGATAGCTGGCGGCCCCCACCCAATGCGGACCGCTGGTCTGCAGATTGATGGACATGCCGATCATGTGACGGCTACATGGTTTGGCATCGCTTATCAGCCGCTCAAGTTCCAGATAGGTATCTTCAGTGATGCCCTGGTCCTGCACGCCGATATCCAGGCGAAACGTGCCCGGTGTTTCTCCGGTCTGCCACCACTCAATAATGCGGATCAGGAAGCCGAACGGCTCCACCACCCGCCGTACGGCACTGGTGGTTCCTTTGTGCTGATGAATATAAAAAGCATCCTTCACTACCTGGCGTTTGACGCTTTCTGTCCAGCCCTCGTCCCAGCGATCCACAGAGAACGCCCAGGCGAGATAAGGCAGGAAACTGACCGGACAGGTTGCCGGATTCCACAAGTCACGAAGCGGCACCTGCAGATCAGAAATCCCGCTGCAGGTTTGCGCCAGTCGGCGCTCCAGTGAAGTTGAACCCGGTGGCAGCAGACTATTCATCCGTTCCTCCGTTGGTTACGCTCCACTGCGTACATGATGCGGCCTGTGTTTTGTTCAGGACCACATCCGCCAGCGGTGAAGCCAGCTCCACACGTTGAACCCCCTCAACATGCAGGGCGGCAAAAATGGCACTACGGCGAATATCCCGACCAAGCCGCGTCTGACTGGCGATGTACTTCTGCAGGCTGGCTTTTGCCGCTGCCATTACCGGCTCCGCTTCCGGTCCCGGATAGAGAAAAATGGTGGCTTCCACACGGTACGGGATGATTTCTGCACTGCGAACCGTCAGACGGTCAGCCACCGGGCGGACGTTCTCACTGTTCAGGGCTTTTTCCACCACATCCAGCAGGTCTTTTTCTGCTGTTCCGTCGCCTTCGCGGCTAAGGACTGTCAGCACCACCTCTGCAGGTGCCGGACTGGTTGCACTGGCATCCGCCACCCGACCGTCGGCGCTTCGGGCATGAAATTCATAAGCTGCAGTTGGCCCCGCAACTGAAAGCCCCTCAAAGGCTGCAGGCACACGCAGGCGTAACGCTTCATCGCTTTCCATCACAGCTGCAACGGGCGGCACAGCGTCATCATCAGCAGGCGTCACCGTCAGGCGTTTCACGTTGTAGTTGGCAGCGAGCTGGTCCAGATCGCCGCCCATCGCGTAAGCCACCATCACCGCCTGCGCGGCTTCGTTAATGCGCTGGCGCAGAAGCAACTCACGGTAAGCGTTCTCCTGCAGCAATTTGGTGACGGGTTCAGATTCCAGTTCCAGCGTGCGGATCACAGCCTCCTGCTCATCTTTCGGATGAAGCGCCACAAATTCTGCCTTGCGTTCGGCAAGCAGCGTCTCAAAGTCCGGCACATCCACAATCTGCGGCGCAGGCAACTGCGAAAGGTCAATCACTGCCATTCTCTGCTCCTGTTGATACGGAAAGGGACACAGGCACACCGTTATTCCGCCGCCCGGTCAGCTCCACCACCATTGAACCGTCAAAATTGCTGTTGATGGTGATGGAATCCAGCGTCAGCCGTGGCTCCCAGCGACTCAGTGCCACATACACAGCCGACATGACCTGCAGGCGTAACGCCGGATTTTGTGGCTGATCTATTAAAGCCGACAGCAGGGAACCATATTCCCGGCGGGCAATGCGGCTACCCTGCGGTGTCAGCAGAATGTCCCGCACCGACTGGCGCAGATGGTCAATATCAGTAATAGCTTTACCGCTGGTATTGTTCATCCCGCTATAAAGCGTCATACCGGACCTCCGGTGGTATCGCCGCCTTTCAGGACGCCAGTATGCTGATGCGCATCAACCACGATCCCGTTAGAACTCATCGCTCCGCCGCCCTGGGTAACGCCACCATTGATCACCACTTCGCTGTTAATGCGCGTGCGGTCAGCCTCCAGTACAAACTCACTGGTTTTCATGGTGATGTTGTCAGCGGCCTCAATGACCATTGATTTGATGCCCCTGACATACCAGCGCCCACTGGCGGGTTCGTATTCAAACCAGCCACCGTCAGGATGTTCTGTCACGCAGGCGTCCGCCGACGTCGACGGTGGTGCGAACTGATTCGAATAGACAGCGGGCAGCGCAAAGGCCGTCTCCAGATTGCCGCCCAGACTCAGTAGCACCACCTGCTCACCTTCCGATGGTTTCCACCATGTGCGGGCATTACCCGCGCGCAGCGTCAGCCAGTTAATCCAGTTGGTTTCAAGGTCGCCCGTTTTCACCCGGCAAAGCCAGTGTTCCCGGTCCACTTCGGTGACTACACCAGTGCGGATCAGGTTGGTGATAAGGCGCATGATTTCGGTTAATTGTGCGTTCATAGGGAAAGGTTGCCATCAGGGGAAGAAAGGCGGCAGTGCTGCAACTTGTATCAGTGCTGATACAAAGATCACCCCGCCAGCCATTGCAGAATCATGTCGCGGGTCATTGCCTCAACATCATCATTTACACCCAGCAGGCGGCGCTCTGCGTAACGGACCTCCGGTCCTTTGCGACTGACGCGATCACGCAGGCCGTAATGGTGAACACGGGCAATACGCTGCACCTTGCCTTCAAACTGTACGCTGGCAGAGTCGGCGCTGGCGGCAGTTTTCAGGTATTTTGTGGTGCGCAACTTTGCAAACATCTGACGTTTGATGCGGCCTTTCTTGCTGCGTGCTGTTACCCTGCGCGGTTCATAACTGCTGCCATCTGGATTGCGCTGCATCCTGATATTCTGCTGTTGTGTCCGGCGCAGTTCCTGCGCCAGCTGGCGCATCATGCGGCTTCTCGTGGCTGGTTCCAGATTCGCCAGCAAGGCACTCAGCCAGTCGTCCACCTTCTGCAGTTCAGCCACGTTTCACCGTCCACATTTCTTCAGGTTCATCGGGTTCTGCTACAGCTTCAACGCTCGACACACTGCCGTCAGTACTGACCAGCACACGTTCCGTCAATTGCAGGTTAAGGCTGATATCACAGACATCGTTGCGCAAAATATCCACCTCAAAGGTGAATAGCTTTTCCCGTAACGCCGGGTTATTGATGGCATCGGGCTGGTTATCCCGAAGCCACAGTAAAACCGGGGCCATCAGCAGATTCTGGTCGCCGCTGAAATCCTCTATCACCACGTTCAGGGTATAGCGGTACTCCCATGACATGGAGCCGGCCCCCGTGGCAACCAGCGAACCGTTATCCACAAACAGATGCAGTTTGTCCGGGTTATTGCGGACATAAGGCACCGCTTTATTGAGGGCGTGGCGCAGGGATTGTGGTTTGTTCACTGTTTCGCTCCTGACACGCAATAATCATGTCCACTTTGTCTGCACAGACCGCCCAGGCGGCCTCCGTTTCATCCAGCAACGCGTTCAGGCCACCGTTAGTGCGCGGCGCTGCCTGTCCCAGCCGACACGGCGTCACTCGCGGACAACCACTGACGGTAAGCTGCACCTCCGGTGAGTGTGGGGCGTTCCCGCAGCCGGATAATGTCAGCAGGCAAAGGTGTATCAGCCCAGCGGCGTAAATCCTCGTTCTCACGTTTCAGTTCCTCAATCCGGTGTTGTCGTTGTCTCAGCAGTACACTGGTCTGTTCTGCTTCGGCATAGAGCCGCGCCTGCTCCCGGTTATTGGTTTCAGTCAGAATGGACAGGCTGATAAGCTGGCTATTGCTCTTTGCCAGTGCCTGGCTTTTGCTCTGCAGCTCGTCTGCCTGCGTGCTGATGGTCTGGCTGGCATCAGCCAGCCGCCACGTCTGCCAGCCCAGCGCCGCCAGTAATAACGCCAGCACAACCAGCAGCAACCGGTTCATGCTGCTACCTGTTGCGCCATCTGATTACGGGTGATCCAGAAGGCAATAACGGTCAGTAGATAAAAGACCAGGGTAATAGCCCACCCCGTCCAGGCGAGACTTACAACAATCAGCAATCGCATCACCCAACTGGTAAATACGTTTTCTTTTCGGGTAATTGTCTTCAGCAAAGATGCCCTTAACTCCTGCCAGAGCGGGCCATTCTTAATTAACGCAGCCAGTGCTACCGGAATTACCGCCCATGTCAGCAAACAGGCTACCCAAACGCCGGACGCTGCCAGTACCGGAAAAATCCCCTGCGGATACACCATTGCTGCGATTAACAGCGCCATCCATAACATCAGAAACAGTCCGCTGATTAATTTCTTTTTCATTTCAGTTTGCTCCCTGTAAGCACCAGGCCATCTCCCGCGCACGGCGGTTATCCAGCCCCTGATTAAAAACACCTTTCACATAAACCCAGCGCGGCAACTGTCGGCACGCATCTGCCCAGCGCCGCTGATTGAGTAATTTCACCAGTGTGGAACTGCAGGCATTTCCCGTTCCCACGTTGAAGGCAAACGACACCGCAGCGTCATACACCTTCTGCGGCGGCTGTTGCTTCACACACCTTTCCAGCGCCCGCTCCACACGCAGCACGTTGGAGATCAGCCCTTCCGCTGCCTGTCGTTCCGTAATGGTTTTGCCCGGGATGACGCCCGATGTATTACCAATGCCGTCGGTCCAGACACCCGCGCTGCACTGATACGGCTGCAGACGACAGCCTTCGTAATCAGCAATCAGTTTCAGCCCCTCCACGGAGGTGTGAAGCTGCTGAAAACCCGGCAGCGTGGCAGCAATAGCCAGCACGGTCCCGACAAGGCAGCGTTTAACGATTGATGGATTCATAGTCCTCCCGCGAGATCTGCCCGTCGCGCAGAAGCTGGTAGGCTTTGTGTTTGTAGTACCAGTTGATAGCCAGCATCAGCACACCGATCATCAGGCCGCCCAGCGTTGAGGCATCCTTGATGGACAAATCGCCCAGCCAGGCCAGCACGACGGCGATGCAGTACGTGATAAAGGCGCTGATTCGCTCAAGCGTCATAATTCAGTCCCATAGCTGGACGGTCTGCACGGTGGTGGTTGTCGGAATGTCCGGCAGCTCCACCTGCAGCCCGTGAGGTAAAAAGGGGCCGTATTCGGCAAGCCCCGGATTTGCCTTCAGTACCTGCTCCGTGACACCCTGCGTGCGCCCGTAATGACGCCAGCAAAGCGCGTCCACCGTGTCATACTGATACGCACGCACTTTCATCAGATAAGCTCCACTGTGCAGTGCGGCGCATCCTGCACCCGGCTGATGGCCCAGCGGGCGTCACGCCATAAATCACCGCTGGCTTCCGCCAGTTCCTCGCCCCGCTTCACACCGGATGCCGTGGCGTCATAGTCCTGATAACGCTCGTTGAGCATGGCGCGTGCCCAGCAGTAAACCGCGTTGAAATAGTGATGAATGCGCTCACTTTTGCCGTCCAGCTGTTCAGCCGGAACCTCAGCCAGCGAGGCATACCCCAGCATCTGCTGACGTCTGCGAAACTCATACAGCTCTGCGTTGACCTCCGAAATTGCCGACAGCGCAACCTGCTTTAAACGCGGCTGCGTCACCGTGCCGTCAGTGCGCATCACGCTGCGAAACTCCGACAGGTCCACATCAGGCCAGAACGGCGTATTTCTGATGATTTCCGCCTGTTCCGGTGCCTGTTCTGGCGCAACAAACTTCATGCTGCTTTCTCCTGAAATAGAGGGCGGTGGACGGGGTTTTGATGTGGTAGTGCCTTTCGCCACCCCGTGCCGCCCGTGCGCGGGGGCACGTTCTGTCAGCGGCTGTCATTGCGCAGTCTGCGCTCCAGCTGCTGTTTGTCTTTTTTCACGCCACAGCGGGGATCGAGCTGTAACGCATGGTTGAGATGATTAAGGGCGAAAGCCGGATTGCTTTCACTCAGGACAGCGCCAATCGCTTTATGCAGACGCGCCCGTGACTGGTCCGGCATATCCAGACCGTCTGTCAGCTCCAGCGTCTGCAGCAACAGATCGGCATCAAAGCCGGTGGCGGCAAGCATTGCGCTCTGCGCGGCGTCTGCCATTTCCTCTGCCAGCACGGTCTGCACGTTGCGGTTACCCAGCGGCATCACCCAGCCATGACGCAGGGCATGACGCCCGATCTCCAGCGCCCCGGCATAATCTCCGGCATCAATGCGCCACAGCATCACGTACATCAGCACGTCATCCTGTTGAGCGCCTCCGGCAGCCAGGACACCCTCTACCCAGGCGGCGTACTTCGGCAGCAGCTCCACCTTGATTTCCGCTTTTTTGACCGTGGACTGAACGCCCTTGAGACGGCGGCGGTCTTCCGCCAGTTGCAGCAGCATCAGGTCATAGCCCGATGCGTGGCGAACACTGCCGCCCTCGCGGGCGGCCTGTTCAGCCTGAACGCGCAGGCGATGCTGCCGTGCGGGACTCAGGCTCATGGATTACTCTCCGGTTTCTGCTGCGGCGGCGCTGAAATCGCCAATCTGGATGTTTTCCACCAGTGCGGCGCAGCGGTAGTCCTCAACCACATAGGCTTCGTTAACGGATTCAAAGTTTTCAATCCGGTCACGTTTCGGGTTGTCGATAACTGAACGGCGGCGGGTGTCTTCCTGCCAGTAGATGGACAGGTTATCCAGACGGGTGATCAGCAGCGCATTCGGCGGGAAGAACGGCGCACGCACGGCCTGCAGGCCTCCCATGCGTTTCTGACTGATGATCATATCGGCAGCCAGTTTTTCACTGTTTTCCTGCTCTTTGTTGACCAGCGGGAAATACTTGTCAGATAGCAGCTCACGACCGCAAATCACCACCAGATCGTCATCGTCCTGGTAGACCACGTCGATAAGCTCATTGACGGCATCCATCACTACGGCGTCCAGGTTGGCATATTCGCCACCTTTTCCGACTTTCACCGCGCCCGGTGTGGTTTCACCGCCCGTGGTGGTGCTGCCCATGACGTGATCCGGTGCATCCTCACGGATTTTCTGCAACCAGCCTTTGTTCACATCCTGCAGCAGCGGGTTTTCGCTACGGTTGGAGGTTTTCGCACGCTTCACGCCGTTAAAGCCGATCATGATGCGGTCCAGTGCCTGACGTTTCACGATGGCGTCACGGATACGCACCTGGAAATCCTGAAACTTCGCCCACAGGTCCAGCTTCGCGTAGGTCAGTACCGTGTCAAAGTTGGTCTGCTCGCATTTGTATTCCACATCGACCATCAGCGTAGGATCGACAGGTTCACGCTCTTTCGCGGTGGTGTCAGTGGTTCCGGCAATGGTGCTACCAACACCCAACCCCAGCAGCTGACCGGACTGCTCAGTCACTGGCGTGACGTTAATCAGCGTCAGGAAAGCGGCGGACTGCTGGATCTGGTCTTCCAGCGTCTGCTGTACAGACGGCTCCACGGTGAACTTGCTGGACAGTTCTTCAACTGCCACACCGTTCAGACGCGCCAGCTGCTGCAGGTAAGCGTTAAAAGCAAAGCGGGTATTCTTCTTCATCAGGTTTTGTGCTCCATCAGCAATTGGTCAGAGTGTCAGCGGGGGCGTTACCGCCTGTTGCACGCTGGCGGTAGTCCTGGCGGCTGTCTTCATGACTCAGCTTATTCACCAGTTCGTTAAAGGCGGTTTGCTGCTCCTGCAGAGCAGTCTCCAGTTCAGACAGGCGTTCTTCCTGCTCAGACAGGGATTTTTCGGTGCGTGCGCTCAGGTTCTGCTGCTCAGTGGCAACCAGCTCCACGGCCTTATGCACATCAGAGAACCGGGCGTCATCGGACTGTTCTTTTTTGGTAAACAGCGCCGTGACACGGGCAAACAGGGACGGTTTGTCGTCCTGGATTTCTTCCAGTTCGATCACCGTTTCCTCTGCAGCGGTAAAGAGATTTGCAGGATTCTGCTTGCGGTTTGCCAGCGGGTTATGAGCTGCACTGGCGCTGAATGTCAGCATTTCCGTACCCAGACTGGCAGGGTCATCAGTGGCAGCCAGGCCGACCAGGTAGGCTTTGCCCGTATCAGCGAACTTCGGGCTGACTTCCATAGAGGTGAATAATTTCTGGCCTTTTTTCACCAGTTCCACCAGGGACTCCGTTGGCTCAACGTCGGCATACAGCGCCATCTTGCCTGCCAGCGGACCTTCCGTTATTTCTTCAGCAAACAGCGCCGTCACCTTGCCGTAGCGGTTAAAGGTGCTGTCCGGCAGATAAGACTTGATGTGCTCAAGGTTAATCAGCGCGGTATACACCGCCGGGTTGTAGCTGGCTGCCATCTGTTCCAGCCATTCACGCTGGATTTCGCGTCCGTCGGTGGTGGCACCTTCCACCCCGATGCGAAAACGCTTTGCTTTCACTGTCATGAGCCGTGCTCCGTTAGAAAAAACTTACTGGAGCCTTATGGTTGCGGTGATGGGGGCAGTGAAACAATGCGCGGTATTTGTACCGACAACCACACAAACCGCAGGCGGGGAAAGCCTTCATTCAAGGCTGTAGGTTTGTGCCATGAACACCACACTGACACCCGCAGATCTCGATCCCCGTCGGCAGGCCATGCTGCTGTACTTTCAGGGATACCGCGTAGCCCGCATTGCTGAAATGCTGGGCGAGAAAGTTGCAACCGTTCACAGCTGGAAAAAACGCGACAAGTGGGGTGACTATGGGCCGCTGGATCAGATGCAGCTCACCACCGCCGCACGCTACTGCCAGCTCATTATGAAGGAGCACAAAGAAGGGAAAGATTTCAAAGAGATTGACCTGCTGGCGCGCCAGTCGGAGCGCCATGCGCGGATCGGCAAGTTTAACAATGGCGGCAACGAAGCCGACTTAAACCCTAACGTCGCCAACCGCAACAAAGGCCCGCGTCGTCAGCCGGAAAAGAACGTTTTCACCGATGAACAGATTGAGAAGCTGGAAGAAATCTTCCATTCCTCCATGTTCAACTATCAGCGCCACTGGTGGGAAGCCGGAAAAACCAACCGCATCCGCAACCTGCTGAAGTCACGCCAGATCGGTGCGACCTTTTACTTTGCCCGTGAAGCCCTGATTGACGCCCTGCTTACCGGACGTAACCAGATTTTCCTTTCTGCCAGTAAGGCACAGGCTCACGTCTTTAAGCAGTACATCATCGACTTCGCCAAAGAAGTGGAGGTGGAGCTGAAAGGCGATCCGATGGTGCTTCCCAACGGGGCCACACTGTATTTCCTCGGCACCAATGCCCGCACGGCCCAGAGTTACCACGGCAACCTGTATCTGGATGAATATTTCTGGATACCGAAATTCCAGGAGCTGCGCAAAGTGGCTTCCGGGATGGCTATTCACAAGAAATGGCGACAGACCTATTTTTCCACGCCATCCAGCCTGACACACAGTGCTTATCCGTTCTGGTCCGGTGCGCTGTTCAACCGTGGGCGCAACAAAGCCGATAAGGTGGACATCGACCTGTCCCACAGCAATCTGGCCCCCGGCCTGCTGTGCGCAGACGGGCAATACCGCCAGATAGTCACCGTGGAAGATGCGGTACGCGGCGGCTGTAACCTGTTCGACCTCGACCAGTTGCGCATGGAGTACAGCCCGGACGAATACCAGAACCTGCTGATGTGCGAATTCGTTGACGATCTCGCATCTGTGTTCCCGCTCAGCGAATTGCAGGCGTGCATGGTGGACAGCTGGGAAGTCTGGACCGACTTTCATGCACTGGCCCTGCGCCCGTTTGGCTGGCGCGAAGTATGGATCGGTTATGACCCGGCAAAAGGTACGCAGAACGGCGACAGTGCCGGATGCGTGGTGGTGGCACCGCCAGCCGTACCGGGCGGTAAGTTCCGCATTCTTGAGCGTCACCAGTGGCGCGGGATGGACTTCCGCGCCCAGGCTGACGCCATCAAAAAACTGACCGAACAGTACAACGTGACCTACATCGGCATCGACTCAACTGGGGTCGGCCACGGGGTTTACGAGAACGTGAAAGCGTTCTTTCCTGCCGTCCGGGAGTTTGTCTACAACCCCAATGTTAAAAACGCCCTGGTACTCAAGGCCTACGACATTATCAGCCACCGCCGTCTGGAGTTTGACGCCGGACACACCGACATAGCGCAGTCATTTATGGCAATCCGTCGCGCCACCACCGCCAGCGGCAACCGCCCGACCTATGAAGCCAGCCGCAGCGAAGAAGCCAGTCACGCCGATCTGGCCTGGGCAACAATGCACGCACTGTTTAACGAACCGCTGCAGGGCGAGTCCGCCAATACCAGCAATATTGTGGAGATTTTTTGATGGGAAAGAGTAAGAAGAACCGCGCTTCGGCGACGAAACAGATCCAGCTTAAAAGTCAAACTACAGCCGAAGCATTCAGCTTCGGCGATCCCGTTCCTGTTCTGGACCGCCGAGAACTGCTGGACTATGTGGAATGCGTACAGACAGATCACTGGTATGAGCCGCCAGTAAGCTTTGACGGACTGGCGCGCACCTTCCGCGCTGCCGTGCATCACAGTTCACCAATTGCGGTGAAATGCAACATACTGACCAGTACCTACATCCCTCACCCGCTGCTCAGCCAGCAGGCTTTTTCACGTTTTGTGCAGGACTATCTGGTATTTGGTAACGCTTATCTGGAGAAACGCACGAACCGCTTCGGTGAAGTTATCGCCCTTGAGCCTGCTCTGGCAAAATATACCCGACGCGGGTTAGACCTGGATACCTACTGGTTTGTGCAATACGGTATGACAACCCAGCCGTATCAGTTCACGAAAGGCAGCATTTTTCATCTGATGGAACCGGATATTAATCAGGAGATCTACGGCCTGCCCGGCTATCTTTCTGCCATCCCATCCGCTTTGCTCAACGAGTCCGCCACGCTGTTCCGCCGGAAGTATTACATTAACGGTAGTCATGCAGGCTTCATCATGTACATGACCGATGCCGCGCAGAACCAGGAGGATGTGAACAACCTCCGCAATGCGATGAAAAGCGCCAAAGGACCGGGTAACTTCCGCAACCTGTTTATGTACTCGCCTAACGGCAAAAAGGATGGGCTTCAGATCATTCCTCTGTCAGAAGTCGCGGCGAAGGATGAGTTTCTAAACATCAAGAACGTGAGCCGGGATGACATGATGGCGGCGCATCGTGTGCCACCGCAAATGATGGGGATTATGCCTAATAATGTTGGGGGATTTGGGGATGTGGAGAAGGCCAGCCGCGTATTCGTTCGTAATGAACTTATTCCGCTTCAGAGACGCTTTGAGGAGCTTAATAAATGGCTGGATAAAAACGCGATAGGGTTCACAAATTACGAATTATAGCTAGATTAGCTTCCCAACAGCCGCAGAATTGCGGCTTTTCTTTTTTTGTTATCGTGATATGTTTGATACATGGACATCACACTGAATCTAAAAATGAAAAAGGATAAAGCATTAGAATTTTACGAAAAACTTTATTTCTCAGAAATTGAGAATAAAGACAAGATACATACTCGCGCTCAAGCCGAATTCGGATTAGTTGTCATTACCGCAACTATACTCACTTATCTCGCCAAAAACACATCTTATGAATCCCACCCAAGGCTAGCTTGCCTAGTATTTTTATGTACCGCAATTTCATTTGGCTTAGTTCTTGTATCATCAATTCTGTTGAAACAAGTCATATGGGGAAATGAATTTAAGTATTGCCCTGCACCTAAAGCATTGCATGATTATCACATAGATCTGATTAGTTACGAAGTGAAATATAAAAAATATTGCGATGACAATGGACTTACATACGATGAAAGTTATAACCCTGATAATAAACTTTGGGAGTTTATTCATCAAGAAATCAGAGAGTGTGCTAGCTGGAACAGTAATATCAATGAAGAACGTTCCAGTAAACTATTTGAGTCAACAAAGTATCTTGTCTGGTCATGGATTCCAATTATCGCAGCAGTAGTCATATTTCTTTTAGCTGATTTAGATGCAGCATCACCGCGGAAAAATAACGCCCCTAACTATTTGATAATACCTATTGAAAATGTCAGGAGAACTTAATGACCAAACCGTTACCGCCACCACCTCCTCAGCCTACTCCACCCGCAAGAAGGATCGTTATTGAAGATGATTCAAAAGCAAGGCAACTACGAAGAGACAGAAAGGACGATAAAAATGACCGAACACAAAAATCCTAAAAAAAATGAAGCACCACCACCACCACCACCACCTAAACCGCCAATCACTCGGTTAGTTAGAGAAAGCTATGGCAATGATCCAAAAAATAGGAAAAATAAAGATGAGCAAAAATGAGAAATCTAATTTACCGCCGCCGCCACCACCCAGCAAGCCGCCTACCCGCCAAGTATTCGATCACGATGATACGAAGAAGAAATCAAAAAGATAAGTAGGTTAAGAAAGTCATACAGGTTATATATTCGAAGCGCCTAGTAACATTCTGCTAGGCGCTTCTTATTGTATTCATTTTCCCTGACAGCCTCAAGCTAATAACACTCGAAGATCGTCAAAAATTTATTGTACATAACCCTATTGCGCGCGCTCGTATCCCCGCCACGCCTGCCCGCTTTGTGTAGTGGTTTTCATGCACCTGCATGACATAAGCAAAAGCCCGCCAGCTCTGGCGGGCATCAGCAAAAACGATCCTCAAACGATCATGCGATTTCATGCGACATAGACATGCGTTGGCAAAAATGTACGAAATACTCAGCTTACAGGAAATGGTCTTTTTCCAACCTCCAGTTAGCCAAAGCAGAAACCAATATTGCAATTTGAAACTCCACAGTTGTGAAATTGATGTGGACCGACTCTTAGCTTGTGTTCGTCTCCTACAATCCGAGTCCCCTTAACCAACATATCTAATCTTTCCACAATCAATCTTTCAGGCGCATCAACTTTAATAATTAAACGAGGACCTTTCCTTTTTTCTATAATAGTTATTCTAGGACCAACAACCTGAACATCCCAATGCCTTGCACTACAAACCCACTCATTCTTAATTAATTCAAGATTAACAATACCTTGACTATCGTAAAATTTACCCGAAATAAGAAAAGCATTATTTTCTTTTTCAATGGTTAACAATGGCTCATTTTGAAACATTATTGGTACAGTACAGGATTCAAACGTCGCACCACCAAATATTATTGTTGGATGCCTATCAGAAAAGTCCAATATATCGGCCACATTCCCTTTTTGTAAGGCTGCAGGAGATTCCATTGCTTTAATTATTTTCTCTTTAGAGTAAAGACGTTTCGTTACTTTCGCATGGCACGTAGGACAAAGTAGTGCTATTGCATTTGGAGAGTGCTCCTTTGCATCAGCGTATGTGGGAATTACATGCTCATACTCAACAATGGGAGAAGCACAAACAACGCAACCAAAGCCACAGCGCTGCCTTACCTCCAGTTTTACAGGTTCAGGAATTGTTCTAGATAACCCATGCTTGTTAATAGTTGTCATAACCTTACCTTAAAACTTCGAGAAACCTTTTATATATTGATACTATATCAACTAACGCCTCGCACAGCTCGTTGTTCAACCTTGCTGACGCCAGAAGCAAGTTCAGACGCCAGCAACGTTTCTTAATGCAGCCAGCTGTCGTCTTCCCACACCTTCTGCATAATTTTCATCACTTGCTTCCTTTCTTCGTCCAGTTGCAGTCCGGTCAGTTCCACACCGTTAGAGCTACCTTTGCGGATACGAATTACCGTTTTGGGATACAGGGGGCGCAGATTACGGTAAAGCTCGGATTCAAGGGCGTCCAGGGTAGACTGGCTAATCTTCTGCTCTTTATCGATCATTATTTCAATGCGCATAAAAGTCACCTCAACTGATGACATCCATTGAGCGGTTGTATTCGTGGGTTCTGATTTTTGCCATGAGTTCATCTGTTAGTTCAGAAACCCACTGCAAAGCCAGCCCCTTCTCTTCATCACTACACTCACTAGCCGCTACAAGCTTAAGAAAAAAATCAATGCGCTGGAGCTTCAAAGACTCCAAAAAATAGTCCTGCATCTTTCCTCCTATGACACCACAAGAAATACTGTATACATAACCACTGTTTATAATTACAGTATATAATAATCTTACTGATGTAAAACGTTTTTTTACGTTCATCAGCCTGATATGCCTGGTATTATTAAGAGCACGGATTGTTAACCCGCGTGATTAATACAGGTTCCGCCACTTATCATCTTCCTGCAAACGCTGGTTCCGATAGAAGATACGCAGGCCTGCTCCTGACGGAATACTGCCACCGCGAAGGAGCAAATCGACCTCTTTCTCGCTGCCATCAAATCCTCTGGACTTCAGCTCATAGACGAGCTGCTGACGCTGATACTCTGTAATTCGCTGTTTGTAGTCTTTACGCCGTTTCGGTTTAACCAGGCGTAATCTTGCTGCCAGTTCCCGGCGCTCTTTTTTGCTCATACTGTGCAGGTAATCGTGCAACTCCTTGTCATCCATGCGGGTGATATCCGTTCTGGTATCCCCATCAGCTGATTTGTCTTTCCCTTGTTGGTTCAAATTTTCAGCAAGGGGACAGTTATTGCCACGAGTCCAAGGGGCGCAAGCGCCCTGGTCGGCTGCCGCCTCCTGAACGTCAACGGCCTTACGAACCATTTTCCACTTCACCGCATGAGTGCAGATCTTGCCCTCTGCAATGGGTGACCAGATGCCATAAATACGAATACCGTGATCGCCATATGCGGTCGGTTCTTCGTTGATTTCATAAGCAGTTCTGATGAGGTGATATTTGCGGGGAACCAGTACGCCGCCCTGCTTCATGATGTAGGTGGCAAAACAACCAGCATCAGCAGCAGCCAGGATTGCATCAAGGCGCGGGTTATCCAGTACCGGCGCACCTGCTTTTTTGTCCCCCTGTTGCCTTGCCGCCTGACCAGCCAGCAATCGCAGTTCACGGTAAGCCTGACGCCCCGGAATGCCAAAGAAGCGGAATTGCTGAACACGATGCAGAGACGCCCAGGCATTCACGTATTCAGCGTTATCACGCAGAGATTTACCCGTTTCCTTGCTGATCTCGCCAGCCAGACCACGCCCGTCAATGTTCTTACTGATATATTTCGCGATGTAGCTTGTCGGCGTTCCTTTGCGCGGATTAATCAGCTCAGACTTAAAGCGCGGCCCAGTGTTATTACCCAGCTCCTCGCGGTCTTCACGAATGGCAAACTTACGCAACAAAGCAGTAATGGTGCGGCGATCTTTTTTGCGCATAAAACACAACAGGTGCCAGTGAACTGTACCGTCATGATGCGGCTCAGCCACCCGCACGCCATACCAGCGCAATCCGGCTTTGTGCATCGCCTTACGAAATGCAGCAAACATGCCGACCAGATAATCACTGCTTTGTCTTACCGTCGTATTTGTCCAGGTCGGGTTGGGCCTGCCGTTATTTAGCGTGGAATGGAAACGTGACGGACAGGTGATAGTGTAGAAAACGGCGCAGTCACCACGCATTTCCGCGATAAGCTCCAGACCTTTAACGCAAGCCATCATCTCATTTCGGCGATGTGCCGGGTTGCTGCTGCTGGCGTTTACCACATCTTCCATATCCAGCGTGTCTCCGTCTTCGTTCACCAATTCATGAGAACGGAAAAACTCCAGCGACTTGCGGCGCTGCTCACGTTTATGCGTCACTGCTTCATAGCTGACATAGGGAGATGCTTTTTTGCTGACCAGACAGACAGCACGCAACTGCTCTTCCCGCCATTCGCAACGCATCTTCCACAATTTTCGATACCACCAGTCGGCGCAAAGCATACGTGCCATCGAACCCGGTATGAGTTCATAGGGCACTGGTTTGCGGCGGTTTCTTTTCCGACGAAGTTTCTCAAACGCAGGCGGGATAACATCCAGACGCAGGGTTTCCGCTGCCACCTTTTCCCATGCCTTGCGGATTTCTTCTGGCTTAACGTCATCGGTGGCATACAAATCACCACAAGCGACCTCAAGACACATGCTCATATGCGCTGCTACCAGGGTGGACAGGCGTTTTACCTGATCCTGACTCATTTCAGGCAGGATCAGCAGGCCCTCAAGCCCTTGATGGCTTGCCATAAAACGGAAAGAAGCGGATAGCTGACTGTCGCGTACACAATCCAGTCGCTCCAGACATGGCTTAATCGTCTCACGCAAATAGCGGGAATAAGCCTTTGGCCTGCCCAGGCTACTGAAGTATTCGATACGTTGCATCAGCGGCTTGCTGATGTGGGTAGGCTGGGCGCTGACATCTGCCAGAATGACCATGTCCGGGTTAAAACGCTGCTGCTCATGCGCAAGCTTTGCGCGGCTAATGAGCTTATCCTGCTCCATTTCGCGCTGGACAGGATCACGGGATTCATTAAAGAAATAACGCTCCCAGACCTGCTCACTCAGTGCATCGCGGCGCAGCTGTTCCTGCTCGTTATCGGCAGCGTACAGAGTGATCATGTTTGAAAGTGCAGACTCCGGCGCAACTTCCGCCGGGTCCAGATAAGGGTTAATGGCCTTTTTCGGGCCGTTCCATGAAAATGCTGCTGCGGCCTCGTTAAAGCCGCTAGAGTTGCTCATATCGTCATGACTCATACACGCACCTCGTACACAGCAGAACTATCCACGCCACGCGAAGGATCAAATCCCACCCAGCAGCGCGCCCCGGAAACAGCAATGATTTCTGTTGCAGATTTACTCTCGCCAGCCGACACGCCGATGCTGCGTTTTGCCTTGATGTAGTGGTGAGTGAAATTGCGATACAGCGAACGAATCAGGGATGTGTCACTGTTAGAAACAATGACCGGATGACCTTCAGATGATCGATGTTCAAGAACGGATGCCAGGTGATACTGGTCATCCTCAGTGAAGCCATCAGTGTGATAGCCGGAAAACGTACCGTCATACGGCGGATCGCAATACACCACATCCCCCGCCTTCAACATCGCCAGCGTTTCATCAAAGCTGGCGCAGATAAACGTTGCCCGCTGGGCTTTCTCTGCAAATGCGCGAATTTCTTTTTCAGGGAAATACGGTTTTTTATAATTACCGTAGGGAATGTTGAAATGCCCGCTCTTGTTATAGCGACATAACCCACGGTAACCATGACGATTGAGATACAGGAAATATACCGATTTCATGAAATCAGTAATTTCAGTTGAGTAATTAAACTCCTGCCTTATGTTGTAATAAGCCAGCTCACTGTTTGCTTCCTCAAACAAAATTCTGGCGCGAGATATAAACACCTCACAATCAGCAGCAACCTTTTTATAGAGGTTGATTAAATCAGGATTAATATCCGCTACCAGATAGCTGGGGTAATCCGTCTCCATCATCACTGCACAGGAACCCGCGAAAGGTTCAACCAGTCGCGGGCCAGCAGGAAGGTATTTTTTCAGTTCGGACATAACGGCGGTTTTATTACCCGCCCATTTCAGGATGGTGCTCATACAGCACCTCCGTTGTAATGTTTGCCTTTCAGCTCTGCTATTTCCTGGCAGGTAATGCAAAGCTGCACTCCCGGAATGGCGCGGCGTCTTGCTGGCGGAATTGGCGCTTCACATTCAATGCAAAGCACGCGTGACACGCCCGGCGTTCTGGCACGGGCAGCACGGATATGGCGCTGGCGTTCTTCTTCAACGCGCTGCTGTACGAGATCCATTGCATCAGCCATTAGTGGATCTCCTGCGCTTCGTTCTGGATTGCTTCAGCAGTCACACGCAGCAGTTCTGCCGCTTCGACGTGGTTTAGCTGGCGGGATGTAATATGACACGCCAAACTATCAAGGCGAGCTGCCATTGCTTCAGCCCTTGCCCGGCGTTCTTCCAGACGAGCCTCTGTCAGTAAAATATTAAGCCCTGCATCATCCGGTCCGGTTTTAGTCGTGAGGATTTCAATATTACGCATAATCAATTCTCCTGAATTTAGATAAAGGGATGCCCGGCGGGTTTACGCCATTAATTTCATTAGTTGGTTAATTCGGCATGGTTAGCCGTCTGGGAAATAAGCTCACCACTGCACGAAAATGATTCATTGCTTTAATCAACTCCCGCTTTTCGTCAGTGGTCAGCTCATTAATGCTGATGCTATGACGTTCAGCCGGAATTTTTGCCATAAAGAATATGGCTGCCAGTGCTCGTTTATTTTGTTCGTTATTGATATCCCGTGGATCACGCATATCTTTAATAAACCGCTCAAGCTCTGACTCAATATTCAGGCCAAAAACTTTCGCCCTTAATTCCGCTATGTGATTAAGTCCATTCAGGCGTTCACCGGGGCTTAATGGAACAGTCGCCGCAGCGCCTTCAATAGCCATTTATGCATCCCACAACACATCTACTAAAAAATTTTTGATATGATCCATTACCAACATATTGATAGCTAGAAGGAATCATCAATGTTGAACCCGGTTGAAAGAGAGCGTTTAGAGCAACTTGAAAACGAGATCTCCAGTCTTCGCGATGAGGTTGCTGTTCAACGAATTCTTGTTTCAGGTCTGATCCACTCCTTATTTCGAACTGACTCAGCAAATCAATCTGCATTTTTTGAGCTCCTCCGCGAAGAATTAAACAAACTTCCTTTAGGTTCGGTTAAACAACAAGAATTCACTCATCTGATACAGACACTGATAGATCGTTACCGATAAATACTTCGCCGATAACGTTCAAGAGGTGATGTCTTTATACGCATCACTTCTTGTACTCTTTCACCACGTATAAAGGTTCCATCCTTTAGCGTGAAAAAGTAGCTACCATCGCCCGACAACGACGGATAGCAACAGAGCAAATCATCTTCAGGTACTGAATAACTCTCCCCTCTGTAACGAAACTGATAAACCACTTCACTTTCTGCCGCATACATTTGGACTTTCTCCGTTTCCTCGTGGTCAATTCAGACAGCAATTCATCTTGTGAATGATATGGATGCCAGCGTTTGCCATCCTCACCCATGATCCAGCCGTGACCGTAGTGCATTGCCGGGCTTTGTTTTACCAGCAGCGATGCAAATGATGGTTCTTTCGTCAGCATAAGCACCTCACAGCAAACCGAATGAAGCACCGAGGCCAGTCACGGTATCAACTGCACTCGCCATCGCAGGATTAGCCTGTAAACGGGCCTGCAATGAAACAGCAGCCAGCGCCATCAGTCGTGTAACAGAGTTAATGCTGCTGATAGCATCACGACGACCTGCACTGGTTTTTACATCGCCAGATACCGCACCTGCAGCAACACGCCCGATCTCTGCGGTTGCACTCATGACGTAATGTGGCAGTTTCTCTTTTGCCACCTCATTAATCGGTACGCATGGCAGGCAGTGAATCTGAGCCAGAAAACCATCTACCAGCGTTGAATCTTCAGTCAGATCGGTAAGCAGCCAGATTTCTGGTGCGGTTAATAAATGAGGTTGAGCCGGGTTCAGCTTGTTCCGCAGAATCTGCACATTCATGCCAGCACGTTCTGCCAGTTGCACCAGGTTGTGGCGCAGCGCGAATGCACGACAGGCTTCATCAAAATGTGGATGTTTGGAAACTTGGTAATCAAACATAGTCGACACCCCTGATGTATCCCAAAATGGAACTAGTTGAATACAACATTGCAATCAGTAAGTGCATCAACGGTAAGAGCAGCAAGGTTGATCATTACCTTTTCTCTTTTCTTGTCTTTCCGAAGGCGATGACGAGGGATGCGACCATCAGCCAGCATATCGTTGATTGTGTCGATAGAAAGACCAGTAAGTTCGCTATAACGCTCAATTGTGACGTGCGGCGTATTCAGAGTTATTGAAATGTTAGGGGTCATGATGCAACATCTCCTATTGGCTTGTGGTGAGCCGGTATTAATCGTGACGAAAACTTCACAAAACGGAGAATAGGTTCGCATAAAGAATATGTCAACTAATAAAATCACATTTCGCCATATTGAAGATCATCTGAAAGCCATGGTCATGCAGAATCGAGGAGGGCAAAAAGTCATTGAGAGAATACTCATGGCCTATGGTTTCAAATCACGCCAAGCATTCTGTAACCACCTTGGTATTTCACAAAGTACAATGGCTAACAGATATGCACGCGATACCTTCCCTGCTGATTGGGTTGTTATATGTTCAATGGAAACTGGCGCATCAATCGAATGGTTAGCATTTGGTTTAGATGCTGAAGAAGGAGTGCCAGTTCCTTCGCCAGAACGGCATGCTGAAAAACAGTCTGCAGATGAATTTTGCAATGAAGTTCACACCCCCACGATAAAGTTCGATAATGAAAACCACATGGATTTCACTCGAGGGGGTAAAGCAGCAATAGAGCGAATTGTTAAGGCTTACGGTTACAAAACGCGCCAAGCCTTAGCCGATCACCTTGGTATCTCAAAAAGCACATTAGCTACACGATACATGCGAGACATTTTTCCGGCAGACTGGATCATCCAATGCTGTTTAGAAACAGGAGTGTCTCTCGAGTGGTTATCTTTTGGTAAGGGGCATTCCAATCAAACAAAGCTAAGTGGGTTGCTTACATTAGACTGCTATGATCTACGTGACGGCAAACTTACTGATCAAAGAGAATTAATCGTTTCGAGCGAAATTTTACCTCAAAATCTAAAACATCCCTATATAGTTAATTCCGCAAATGATTCATATATCATTAGCAAAGAGGAGTATCTTAGCGATGGTCTATGGTTAGTATCTATTAACGGAGAATTTACTTTTAGAGACATATTTAAACTTCCAAACAATCGCATCCGCGTTGAAAACACAAAATATAGCTTTGAATGCGATAAAGAAGATTTGGAATTTAATAATAAAGTTAAAGGAATAATTAGAAAAAGGGTTTAACAATGAGCTTTACGAAAACTATTGAATTTGCAAACTATACCTTAAATTTTGGAGAGGACAAAGTTCTCTTAGATGCTTTTGATTGCATTGTTTTTCCTTCATTTTTCGCACAAAAATACGTTAGAAAATTTAAAGATACAGAATATTTCTTTACTGACACAAAAATTATTACGTTAGATACTACAGATTCAGATTTTATTGGTCCTATAGTTCCAACAATTGCATTGTGTGGCCGCATTATAAAAAAGACCATATTTAAACGAGATCAAATATTTCAAGATGGTCAATTAATTCGAGATCACAGGACGCTAGAAAGTCACCCCAGCTCTATTTTTATTCTTATGCTTAATGAGCACAGATTAATGCTTTGCAAAGAGGTTTCTGGAGCCCCTACCCTAGAAGAATTTGAAAATACTAGCAAGTATTGCCTTGCACAGCGATATAATTCTTTTGTGGATTACGAAGTAAAAAAAAATAAAAGAATTAGAAAGAAAAAATCATACATTGATCGACTGTATAAAAAAGATATTTATCGTAAACTAGGAGCCCCCAAATTACGGGTTACCCCCTTAACAGACCCAAGATCATTGAGCAATTTTGTTGAACTCTTTTCTGTTGTTAATAGATTATCAATTGAGTTATTGCCAACAAATAGTGAAAATATATCTCTTGATGGCTTCTGGAGGAAAATTGAACAAGAAAAAGAAGAACTTAATAGTAGTAAAGCTCAATTAGTATACACAAATAAAAATGAAGATGGTTTAAATTCTGAGGCCGTCATTCAAAAAACAACAAGTGCAACCCGAATGGCCAACTCTAAAGTAATTATCAGTGGTAAAGATGAACACGGAGCAAGGCTATCAGGGAATAATGATAGTTTTACTCTAAAAGCATCAAGGCCACAACTTAGTTCTGATTTGGAAAGAGCTGCTCAAGAGGCGTATTCTGCATTCACAGAATTAAAGGATGAAGGAAATATTATTATTCCAGAACGTGAAGATTATACTAAAATTTTTTCCAAGTTAACATCAATAATTTCTAGGTGGCTATAGTATGAAATATACATTCAACCCAGAAGATCTGACCAAAGAGCGATCTTTGCATGATGTTTACAAATTAACTAAAAAAATAAAGGTCAATTCATTTGACTTTTATTTCACATTATTGTTAGTGATATTATTATCTATTAATGCTTTTTGTCTATCTTCATCACCAGAGTTAATTTCATCTATTAGACAATGGACACCTTTAGTATTCGGATTCACTACAACAACATTAGGTTTTTTAATTACTGGATTTACAATATTTGCAACCATAAATAAACCTGAACTTTTCCTTTCATTAATGGAGTATAAGCATCCATTATACGGGATAAGTTACTTAAAATATGTTTATGGTGTATTTATGAGAGTATTTATATATTTCATATTTTGGTCTGTTATCTATCTTTTAGTCCTTCTTTTCGGGCAAGAAAATGGATTGGCTACAAAATTACTCAGAGCCTTAATGTTTTCTCATTGCACTAAAGTTGTTGGAGTTCAAATACTATATATACTCGTAGGAAGCAGTGCAGTGTTCCTTGTATTAACTTTAAAAACTTTCCTGTTCAATATTTATGCTATGTTAATGCAATCTCTACGCTGGGAAGTAGAAAGATAAAATTAACCTCAATGTATGAATCTTAATTCATATACATTGACACTGGTTATACATACAGTAAAAATGCTCTCCACTGGAGGGCATTTTTTATGGCAGTACGAAAACTCACCACAGGAAAATGGCTATGCGAATGTTACCCCGCGGGACGTAGTGGACGTCGTGTGCGTAAACAATTCGCCACCAAAGGTGAAGCTCTGGCTTTTGAGCGTCACACGATGGAAGAAACCGAAGCAAAGCCCTGGCTGGGTGAATCAGTGGATCGTCGAACACTGAAAGACGTGGTTGAGCTATGGTTCAAACTACATGGTAAATCTCTGACAGCTGGGCAGCATGTCTATGACAAATTGCTGTTGATAGTTGACGCTCTGGGCAATCCCCTTGCAACCGATCTCACCTCTAAAATGTTTGCCCACTATCGAGATAAACGCCTGACAGGAGAGATCTACTTCAGCGAAAAATGGAAGAAAGGAGCAAGCCCGGTCACCATTAACCTGGAGCAAAGCTATCTTAGTAGTGTTTTTAGCGAACTATCCCGCCTGGGCGAATGGTCGTATCCGAACCCACTGGAGAACATGCGAAAATTCACCATCGCAGAAAAAGAGATGGCATGGCTTACCCATGAGCAGATTGTTGAATTACTGGCTGATTGCAAACGTCAGGACCCAATTCTGGCACTGGTAGTTAAGATATGCTTAAGCACAGGCGCACGCTGGCGAGAAGCCGTAAATCTTACTCGTTCACAGGTGACCAAATACCGAATTACCTTTGTAAGAACGAAGGGGAAGAAAAACAGAAGCATCCCTATCAGTAAAGAGCTTTACGAAGAGATCATGGCGCTTGATGGGTTCAATTTCTTCACAGACTGCTATTTTCAATTTTTATCCGTGATGGAAAAAACGTCTATCGTGCTCCCTCGCGGTCAACTCACACACGTTCTGCGCCATACGTTTGCAGCGCACTTCATGATGTCGGGTGGAAACATCCTGGCCTTACAAAAAATTCTCGGACATCACGATATAAAAATGACGATGCGTTACGCACATCTGGCACCGGATCATCTGGAAACGGCGCTCCGTTTCAATCCTCTGGCAACGCTGCCAAGTGGCGACAAAGTGGCGGCAGCGGTTGGCATTACCCCGTAA